CTTAAAGGCCTTGTGCGTGTTGTTGATGGGAATTGGTGCTGCTTTTACCATCGATCGTGTTACACGATATGCAGTACAAAAGCTGGTGACTCCAAAGGAACCCACCGTTCCAGATCGAGTAGTTACAGCAGGCGCATACGATGTCGGATCCTCTCCTTCACCGTTGGTTAAGAAAGAAGTGGTGCGAACAATTGCTACCACAGCCATTACACATGGTGCTGATGATCCTGGTGCCATGGCGTTGATTGAGGGTCCACTTGCTACATCATTGGTTGGACTTTCTGCCCGTGTGGAACAAGAGAGCGGCCTGGTAGTCAATGTGAGCATGCACGCCATGATGATTGGTGGAACTGACATGTTGACAGTTCAACATTTCTTTGCGACAACACCTGGCAATTATTTACCAGAGGGCACAAAGTTGCAAATTCGCACATCAAATGGGGCGGTGTATTCTGATACTTTTCAGCGGAGCCGCCTTGTTACGTTTGATGGGGCCGATCTTGCACTTTATCGTTTTTCGGCTAATGTGCGTTCATTCCGCGACATTCGCAGTTTGTTCATTCACAAATCCGATTTGACGAAGGTGCCACAGACTCCAGCCTTGTTTTTGACTAAGCGAGGCCTTACCGATATGCCTTATCTTTCTAGAACGGTGGCTCATGCACGAGACCATAATTCCGATTCTGATAAGGTCATTTATGACATTTTCAAAGGAGGTTCGGTACCACATGTTATGCAACATGGCTGGAAAGCAGCAGTCGCCGCTACCAATGGTGATTGTGGCTGTCCGCTAATTGCAGAGAATACCCATTTAGACCATAAAATATTGGGTATACACAATGCGATGCTGTATAACAAGAGCTTTTCTTATTTCGAACTTGTTATGAGAGAAGATCTTGATGAACTTCAAAACGCATTGAATAAAATACATGGGGTTAACATCCAACCTGCTGAACCTGAGTTTCCACCTCTGGTTGAAATCTCAACACCAACCGCTATTAGCCATGGGCGCTTCAAAACTGCACCCACGGGTAATTTTGAGATTATTGGTGTTGTCCCATCACATTTGGCGGCCCATCAACCAATGAAACACAGCCATATCCCATCTCCCATCTTTGGCAGAGTGTTCCCAAATGAAAAGGACAATTCCGTGCTTTCTCCAAATGATGATCGCATGGAAGAGATGATTTCTCCTATGTGGCGTGGAGTGCACAAATATGGGCGAATTATCGAGCCTTTTGACAATAATATTTTGCAAGTCATTGAGGACGACTTGGTTGCTCAATATTCTTTGCTACCATTTCTTGGTCCTCGTCGTTTGTTAACGATTAATGAGGCTGTTGGTGGCTTGCCTTTTCCATATTTTGATGGCATGAATATGTCAACATCAGCAGGATATGGTTGGAAGAATGTGGAGGGCAAGCCTAAGAATGCTCATGGAAAATCCTGGATGTTTCATCTTAATCCAGAAACTGAGCGTTATGAAGCCACTTACCAGCCTCTGATTGATGCATGTCACACCAGGCTTGCGAATGCCCTTGAGGGTAAACGGACTCTTACCGTGTGGACCGCAACTCTGAAAGATGAATTGCGGAAGGAAAGTAAGATCAGGTCTGGTTCAACCCGAATTTTCACCAATCCTCCAGTTGACTATACAATTGTGTTCCGACAATTGTTTCTCCCCTTTGTTTGTTTGTTATACCAAAACCATATCAAGGGGACTAGTAGTTGTGTTGGAATAGATCCGGAATCACTGGAGTGGAATGTCTTAGTGGATGAACTAAAGAAGGTGTCATCCTTTATTATTGATCTTGACTACGAGTTTTGGGACGGTTTCTTTGCTGGCAACGTGATGAGTATGTTCTCTCGCGTTTGTACTCGTGTCATGAGAGACTACGAAAATAAGCTTGCACGGGATACGTTAATCCTTGAACAAACACACTTTGTTCTGTTGCTTTTGAA